TAAAACTAAAAAAGTGTTTGATATTTCACTTGGTTGGACTTGGTCGGAGGTTTTTGATGCTTAAAATAATTACAGATCAAATTGGTAAAAAAGGATTTATTGTTGATGGTACCTTTATTACTAATCCATATTACCGTGAAGACTTGGCAGTAGAAGTTAATCCAATTGAATATTATGGATTAACAGAAGATCAACTAACTCAATTTGAAAACTTAAAACCAGAACCAGAGGAACCAGAACCAAAGTATGAGGAACTAGTACAAAAATTAAAAGGTAAAAAATTCTTTGTTGTTCGTTGGTCTGGTGATGCTTGTGAACATAATAAATTATTTGAGGATGATGATTGTGTTTGCCATATGTCATACAGAGTTGATGATGCAGTTGAATTTTTCAATGGTTTTATTTATGGTAATGATGTCATTAAAGACTTGCAAGAGTTAGAGGTTGGACAAAAATACCAAGTTGATGAAATGATGCAAGACATAGAAATAATGAGGGTTGAATGATAAAAATAAATGTGACTAAGCAAGATATTAAAGAAGGTATACCAGATAGTTGCAATGAGTGTGCCATATCTGTTGCTTTAAAAAGACATTTTAAAACTAGTGATGTTCATACTGGTTATGATGTTAAAAAAGAAAAAACTGTTATTGAGGTAAATGGAAAGCAACTTAAAATAAAAAAATCAGATGAAAGCATTGTTGGTGACTTCATAGACAAGTTTGATAATTATATTGATTATAAATATTTATTAGATGACGGATTTGTTGTTGATAATAATTTGATACCAAAGCCATTTGAATTTGAGATTAAATAGAATTTTTTGGTTATTTTTCTCTTTACTACATGACTTGAGTTTGATCGAGTTGGAAGTAAATTAACAAAAATAATCTATAATTGTGGTAAGTCGTTAGTGGTAGGCTTTTAAAATTAACCAGATTGACATTTAATGTCATTACAAGATGCCATAATTTAGGGGCAACAAAGGGAGACTGGAGTTGCCCCAATTTCTATGTTATTGACCTAATAACATAATGAAAAAATCTGAAAGTTTACTCTGGCAAAGAATAAAAAAATTAAATCTAAAAGGTCAAATTTTTCGTATAGAAAGCACTACAATTAATGGAATACCAGACGTTTATTGGTTGATAAACAATAAAAGTATTTGGATTGAATTAAAATCGAATAATGTCAAGAATTTTGGATTATCAAAGTACCAAATCAATTGGCATTTAACTCATTTTAAAAACGGTGGTGTTTCTTTTATCTTGCGAGAGTGCCTCTCGCAGAGAACCTCTGTAGAATATCAAATTATCGTGGTTCGTGAACCGAGAACCGTGAGCATTGTCGCAAAATTTAAAAATTTAAAAGACGCCATGAACCATGTCCCACGCATCACGGGACTTTAAAAAAAATTCATATTCCTAAAAACGCCTATGCAAGTTTCATACGCGTAGGTATATTACTAAAAACGCCTATGTGACTTTTGAAAAAAATTTACTATTACTAAAAACGCCTATGTCATTTTTGGCGTTGCCTTACCTATACTATACGCAGGTATATTCCTAAAAATGCATATGTCATTTTTGACGGTTTAATACTTATACTAATATTGACTGCGATTTTTTTAATTGGTCCTGGATCCGTGGTCCTATAGCAGCAGAACTTTTTAAAGAGCCCTGAAATAAAAATAAAAATTAATTTGACAGCTGTTGGCAGCTTATGGTAATGGGATAAAAACAACTAACAATAAGAGGTAAAAAAAATGTTATTAAATTATTATAGTCAAACCAAAATGGCCAAAGGTGAGGCCTTCGGATATAAAACGGCAATCTTACACCTTGCCCCGTATGACCTAAGTGGTCGGAACGTTTGCCCTAAGGCAACCAAAGGGGACGGGGGTTGTATTAAACCATGTTTAAATACTTCTGGCCGTGGCCAGATGGGATCCGTTCAACGTGCCAGAATAGATAAGACCAATTATTTCTGGAATAATAAAAACGGGTTTTTGTGGGAACTATCCAAAGAAATTGAACAATTAAAAAAACGGGCTAGATCCCAGGGGTTCAACTTTGCCGTTCGACTCAACGGGACAAGTGACCTTCCATGGTTTAAATATAAAGTTGACGGTGGGGGCTCTTTAATGGATCTACATCCAGATGTGCAATTCTACGAATACACTAAAGTTTTAAACTACCTGGATCACGGCAAAAAAAACTTACATGTTACGTTTAGCGACTCGGGGACCAACTACAACGATCAAGTTAAGGCAATGACAGATTATTATGCAAACGTTGCCGTTGTGTTTAAAGATAAGTTACCAAAAAAATGGATGTCCAGAAGGGTAATTGATGGCGATAAACACGACCTAAGATTTAAAGACCCGAAGGGTGTCATCGTGGGGCTTGTTGCCAAAGGCTTAGGCAAAAAAATAACTACTAATTCATTTATAAAGGTGGCGTCATGATCGAGGACTTTTTTAAATTTTTAGTAAAGGCAGCCGTCCCGTGGGTCTTTTTAATAGTGTTATTTATAGTCATTTATATTTGATTTGACATCTTATCAAATATGATCATAATGGGACATGTGTTAAACATAAAAAAACAATCTAACAATGGAGGTCAATTTATGACAACACAAAAAAAACTTGATCAATTAGTACAGACGGCAAGTATTGATAAGCAAGCCTTAGTCTATACTAAATTTAATCAAACCATAAAAGAGTATAACAAAGTAAATAAGTTAATTAAGCCTAACTTAATTGAGCATTGTCAAAATAATGATAATTATTTTCAATTCAAAGCTAAGGAACGATTTCAATATATCGGTTCTATGGAATTGGTAATAAAAAATACATCAAGATTTGATGTGACTCAATTCAAAAAAGATCACCCCGAATTATACGACAAGTATGTTGTAGGTGGTCAATCGTTTGAACTTAGATCTAACTATAAAAAAGTTATTAAATAATGATACCTTTTAAATACAAAGGATATACAATAACAGTCGAGGGCGTTATAACGCCCTCGACTAATTCAGTTAAATTTAGTTTTGATAATGGTATGGATTCAAATACTCATATTTTAAAATTAAATACTGATGATGATAAAAAGTGGCATAACGTAGTTAATAAATTAAAAAACTCTGTTAATGCTCGATTGCTCTATTTACAACAGAGGCAATAGAAAACATGAGTAGTATTAATTTTTATTGCTCAGTTACATTATTATTATTTTTAATAATAATGATTATAACAATCTAAACACAACCCCAGGGTGTACACCCTGGGGTTGAAAAAAAATTAAAAAAAATTAATTATTTAGTTGACCCTCTTATTAAGATGGGATATAAATTAAACATGTTTAATTTAACTAACAAAGGGGAAAAAATGAAAACAAAAGAAATAAAAAACTTTAAGATGAACGACTCAGTTTATAAATTAAGACGTTCAGTTATTAATTTAATTTACGAGGTAAAGAACGAGATTAAAAACTTACCTAGAATAGAGGTAAGAATTGGCGAGCCTAGACACTCAAAAACTTTAGGCGTGGCAGCTCTAAAAGATAAAAAAATATGGATCACAGAGGACGCCATCAACATGGGTCCAGACGCTTTAAGAAATATTGTATTTCATGAAATAGTGCATGCCGTGTCTGGTTTTGGCCACGATGATAAGTGCCCACTAATGCAACCAACCTTGAAAACAATTTTAAATAAACAAGATTGTTTAAACACTCTTAAGAAATATATCAACTAGTTTCCCCAAACGCCCCACGTGATCCGTGGGGCGTGACCCATTGGTCCTGATAGAGGTACCAACCAAAAACCAAAAACCAAAATTTTAAAAAATAAATTTTTTCAACTAAAATTTTTTAAACTTTATACACTTTGACTAAAACTTGTATGACAAATAGACGTAGTATCGCCTTGTAGAATACAGGGGTTTATTTTTAGGGGACCCAGGTGTATATTGAATCTAGATGACAAACGCAGAATTATTGACCACTGATCAGTTACGAGAGAGGCTCGAAAAAGTGTGGCTTAAGCATATAAAATTATGTCAGGATAACTTCTTATATTTTGTAAAGAATGTTTGGCCAGATTTCATATGCCGTACTGATAAAGATCCTAATCGATGGGGACACCATCAACATATTGCTCATGAGTTTACAAAAATATCTAAACATAAAAAAGGAAGGCTCATAGTAAATATGCCTCCTAGGCATACTAAATCTGAATTTGCTTCAATCTATTTTCCTGCTTGGATGATAGGGAAGTTTCCTAAGATGAAAATTATGCAGGTGTCACACAACGCAGAACTATCTGCAAGGTTCGGTGCTAAGGTAAGAAATTTAATTGACAGTGCAGAGTATAAACAAATCTTTGGAGATGTTAGACTACGTGAAGATAGTAAGGCAAAAGGACGTTGGGAGACCAATCATGGTGGGGAATATTTTGCAGCGGGGGTAGGCGGTTCTATCACAGGACGAGGGGCGGACTTA